ACAAAATTACAATGGCATTAAACAAAGAAATTTGGCAGCAGTCTTTGGTGGAAAACTTCTATCCATCAAACTCGTTTGCTGAAAAATCAGTAGACGATTCAGTTCACGTTTCAAATCACAAGGTGCACATTCCTAATGCTGGTGCTCCTTCAGGTGTGAAAAAGAATCGCCAAACCAAACCTGCAACTGTGAATCAACGCACAGACCACGACTTGGAATACGTAATCGACGAGTTCACAACTGATCCTATCTATATTCCAAATATAGACACAGTTGAGTTGTCTTACGATAAGCGCAACAGCGTCTTGCAAAATGACAAGTCACAACTTCAAGAAGAAGCACATGTTAGCTTGCTTGAGTGTTGGGGTAAGTTAGTTCCAAAGGAGCAGGTAATCCTTACAACAGGAACAAAAGAAAGAGATGCACACACTTCTGCAACATCGATTGGAAAGCGCAAGCGCATCTGCAAAGAAGATGTTATTAACTTGATGACAAAATTTGATGCAGATAACATTCCAGAAGGCGATCGTTATTTGCTCTTAGATGCATACATGTACGCTGATTTGCTAGCTGATTTAGCAGATACAGATAAGTGGGCTTTCGCAAATTCGACAGATGTTCAACGAGGTATTGTTGGAAATCTTTACGGCTTCAATATTATGAAGCGTTCAAAGGTTCTTCGTGTTAAAAACGACAAGACCTTACTCCCTTGGGATGAAGCAGGCGAAGCAGGAGAATTAGCTGCAGCACTTGCATGGCACAAGCTTTCAGTTTCACGTGCTATTGGTGAAGTGAAGATGTTTGACTCTGAAAACAACCCACTTTACTATGGTGATATCTATTCATTCTTGCTCCGTACAGGTGGCTCTGTCCGCAGATACGACAAGAAGGGTATTTATCTGTTAGCTGAAGCATCTAAATAAAAGGAGGAGCGAATATGTTACCTAGAATCAAAATTCAACTCCTTAATGGTCAATTAGGCATTGTCGGGGATTCGCCCGACGGCTTATTTGCCCTCGTTTGCGCAGCTGTAGCAGTTGCAGAAACTTTCAAACTTGACACTTCATATAGCATTCATTCGCTAGGTGACTTGAAAAAGTTAGGTGTTACCGCTGAAAATAACCCACGCTTATTTAAGCATGTTGAAGACTTCTACAACGAAGTTCCAGAAGGTACAAAGGTGATTGTATTTGGCGTGGATAAAACCAAAACATTCACCGAGCTTTGCGACAAAGAGAGCGGTGTTATTAGAGAACTTATCACCTCTCAAAATGGTGCTCTTCGTGGCATTTTTGTAGCTGGTGACGGTCGAGAAGCAACAGCCACAACGCAAGGTCTTGATGAAGATGTTTTTACAGCTTTACCAAAGGCGCAACAACTTGCAGAGTGGGCAACAGAGAGTCTTTTTGCACCTCTTTTCGTAGTTCTTGAGGGTCGTGGATTTAAAGGTACAACGCCTAAATCTTTGCGCAAAGAAAAGTACAATCGTGTAGCAATTCTTATTGGTGATACCATTAAATCTTCTGAAGGTGCTGCCATTGGAACTCTTGCAGGAAAGCTAGCAATTATCCCTGTTCAACGCAACGTTGGACGTGTTAAAGATGGTTCGCTATTTCCTCTAGAGATGTATCTTGGTGAAAACACTGTAGAAGAATCATTCGGTCTTGTTTCGGATTTGTACGACGCTGGCTACATCACTCCTCGCAAGTATGTAGGCAAAAGCGGATACTACTTTGTCGATGATCAGATGGCTTGCGAGCAAACTGACGACTATTCGCACTTGACTGCACGCAGAACCATTGATAAGGCTTATCGAATTGCCTATAACGCTCTTCTTAACTTCATGCTAGATGAGCTCACAGTGAATGAAGATGGCACTTTGCACCAAGGTGTTGTGATGGCTTGGCAACAAGAGATTGAAAACGCTATCAATCGTGCAATGACTGCAGCAGGTGAACTATCAGCAACAGAAGCAGGTGAAGGTTGTAAGGCTTTCATTGATGCTTCGCAGAATGTTCTTGCTACAAGTAAGATTAATGTGACTATCAAAGTTAGACCTTACGGCTATTCACGCTTTATTGACGTGAACCTAGGTTTCTTGGTAGAAGAGAGTGGCAAGTCAAAAGGTAAAAAGTAAAATAATGCAAGGTAGATTAAATTCTACCTTGCTATAAAACTTGAAAAAGATATGTTTAATTCTAGAGAATACGAATGGGCAGACATCGCCGTTGTAATGGGCGGACGCAACATTACTGGTTTGCGAGGTATCAAGTACAACATTAAGCGTGAAAAGGAACTGCTTCACGCAAAAGGTAATAAACCTCACTCTGTACAGCGTGGAAACTACGATTACAGCGGTGAAATTAGCCTTGTGCAAAGTGAGTATTTGGCACTTCGTGAAGCTGCTAAAGGTGATATTTTGGACACCTCGTTAGATATCGTGGTTGCTTATGGTGATCCTTCGAAAGGTGATGCCATGACAACCGACATCCTTATTGGAGTTGAGTTCACAGAAGATAATACAGAATGGAAGCAAGGAGATAAGAACCTTGAAAAGGCTATTCCATTCATTTTTTTAAACAAAAAACAAGCGTAAAAGATGAAGTTTACTAAAGAGCAAGTTAAAGAGTGGAAAGCTAAACACGGTGAGCTTTTCGAAATCACAGTAGAAGATAAGAGTTGCATTTTGCATCGTCCAACTCGTAAGGATTTATCTTATGCTTCAGCGGTGAAAGACCCAGTCAAGATGAGCGAAGTAATGCTGAATGCCTTATGGGTTGCAGGCGATGAGGAAATTAAAGAGGATGACTCTTTATTCTTAGCAGCAATTCAAAAGATGCAAGACATCTTGGAGGTGAAAGAAGCAGAAATAAAAAAGCTCTAGAAGATGCTGAAGTCGATACTTCAGACGGTGTAGACGTCCTGTTTTGGGACACCGTTCTCCGCTATTACCTTTCAATAGAACCCAACGAGATGCCCGACGAAGTTTGGGCGCAAACAATAAAAAATCTAAGTGAAATAAGAAAGCTAGAAAATAATGGATAATGCTTTAAAATTTTTAATAAAGATCACTGCAACGCCAGGTAATGTTTTTGCGACTGCTCGCCTTTGCAAGGATCAGCTTGATAGCATAAAATTAAAGTCTTTAGAGGCGAAAAACGCACTCAAAGATACATTTAATTTTAGTTCTTTCAAGTCTGGTTTAATGAGCATTCCAGGTATGGCTTTCTTAATGAATCCTACAACGCTCATCGGTGCTGGTATCGGTGCAGTTTCACGTCTTGGAGCGCAAGCCGAGAGCACCGCTGTTGCGTTTAAAACTCTTGTGGGTGACGAGAAGAAAGCAGGCGCAATGCTTAAAGAAATAGGCGACTTTGCAAACCATTCACCATTCGGTAAAATGGAACTTGTAGAAGGTGCGCAGCAGATGCTTAACTTTGGTATTTCAACTGAAAAGGTTTTGCCACTGATGAAGCAGTTAGGCGATATTTCAGGTGGTAATAAAGACAGGTTCGCTTCTCTTTCGCTTGTCATGGGTCAAGTTTCATCTACAGGCTACTTGATGGGTCAAGATTTACAGCAGTTCATCAACGCTGGATTTAATCCAGTTTATGAACTTTCAGAGATGACTGGCAAGTCTGTTTCAGAACTGAAAGACATGATGTCTAAAGGTCAAATCACTGCAGAGAATGTAGCGCAAGCAATTGCACATGCAACAGGCGAAGGAGGAAAGTTCCACGGCATGATGGAAGCCAAAAGCCAAACGCTCGAAGGTAAACTTTCAACTCTTCAAGATACAGCTGTAACAAGTGCTGAAGAACTTTCAAAAGGTATTAATAGCCCTATTGGTGAATTGGTTGATCAGATTACTGCCATTATTCCAACTATCACAAATGGATTACAGATGGTATTCAGAGCGTTTGGGGCATGCATCAAGTTTGTTATGAAATTCAAAACAGAATTAGCGATACTTGGTGGTGTGGTGCTCGCAATCTTCACCATGTGGAAAGTTTACAATGCAGCGTTAGCAGCTTATTTGGTTGTCTCAAAACTTTGCCAGGCAGCAACTGTCATTTGGACTACAGTTCAATGGGCGTTGAATGCAGCAATGACAACAAACCCTATAGGATTTGTGATTACTGCAGTTGTCGCACTTGTGGCAGCCATTGGATATGCCTGGGTCAAATTTGCAGGCTTTAGGGCTTTCTTAATTACTATGTGGGACACCATTAAGCAATTTGGAAATATTCTAAAAGACTTCTTGATTGATAGAATTACGGACTTGGTGAAAGGCTTAGGAAGCGTTGCGACATCACTTTACAAGTTGTTTAAAGGTGATTTTAAAGGCGCAGCGGATTCATTCACTGATGGGATTAAGCAAATAAGCGGTTATAACGCTTTTAAAAAAGCTTATATCTCAACTTATGATACAGCAACTAATATAGGTGCTAATTTCAATAAGAACCTAAAGAATGAGAGAGCAAAAGATAAAGCGAAAGCTGAAAGCAAGTCTGAGATTGCAGAGCCAGAAATAAAAGGTTCAGCAAAAACAACAAGTAACGAAGTAGTTTTCGGTGAAGGCAAGAAAGGTAAAGGCAAAAAGAAGAAAGGCAGACATGGTAAATCAGCAGAAGAAATAGCAACAGGTGGAAAGCGTTCAACGGCTATCACCATGAACATTTCTAAATTCTTTGATACCATCCATGTTCACATGTCAGATAAGGCAGATACAGCAGAACTTGAAAGAGTAGTTGTGCAATGCATTAATCGTTCACTAGCAATAGCAACATCAACAGATAGAGGTTAGTATGGAGTATAGAGAGATTTTAGATAAAGGCTTACCATTAAAGGTAGATAACAAAGCTCATCGCTTTGTGCTTGAAAATCTTGCACTTCGAATCATCGGAGGCAAAGTGCCACCATACTGGCTTTTTCGTGAGATTGGTATTGCGAATGTCGATAGCGAAGACTATGATAGCATAAAAGCTTTAAGCGATGAAGAATTGGAGGACATGGTGCGTACTAATGCACTCGGCATTCCAATGGCAATGCCACTCGAACTTCGAATAGAAGAACCAGGTGCAAAGTCATGGTTGCTACCATTCGAACCTATGATTAGTATCACAGGTAAAAACATCATCAAAAAGCGCAATGTGAACAAAGGTAGTGTTCGTGGTAGCATTAAAGAACGATGGGCGCAAGACGATTACGAAATAACAATTGAAGGCGTTTTAATTTCCACTGATGGCAAATATCCAGAGCAAGACGTATCAAAATTGCGAAAGCATTGCGAAGCTGCATCTGTATCATGTCTTTCACCATTATTGGAGATTTTTGGAATAAACCACATCGTCATTGAAGAATGGGAGTTGCCTTTTACTAGTGGACCAGAGAACCAAAACTATAGTATAAAGGCAGTTTCAGATAACGACTACAAGTTGCTTTTAGGACGTGAAGAATATAACGGATTACGAAACAAATAACCTGTAACTATGTATACACTAGACTTCGAAGTAAAAATAGGAGAATTCTATCTTGGAATGGTTGAAAGCATCACCATCCACAAGAGTGTAGAGTTGCTTGCAGATACTTGTGAGATTGTTCTTCCTGCTGCTAGACTAAATAAGGCTTTAGAGGTAGAAGAGCAAATCAAACGAGGAGATGAAGTGAGCGTAAGTATAGGATATAAAGAAGTTGGAATCAAAGAAGAGTTTAAAGGCTATTTGCAGAGAATTTCAACAGATGGAGGTAGCATTAAACTATTCTGCGAAGATGATTTATTTCAGTTCAGAAAGGACTTACCAAACGAAGAGCTCAAGAAGATTTCACTTAGTAACTTGCTGTCAAAAGTAGTAAAAGGCATAGGCAAAAACTATAAAGTGAATTGCAGCTATACATGGGTTTATGACAAATTCGTAATACGAGATGCAACAGGCTATGATGTTTTAAAGAAGGTGCAAGAAGAATGCGGAGCAGACATCTATTTAAAAGATGGTGTGTTGCACATTCATCCACCAGGTGAAGTTGTAGGCAAAGAGCGATTTTACGATTTTGCAGTGAACATCGAAGAAGCAGAACTATCTTTTAAGCGAGCAGAAGATAAGAAGGTGAAAGTTGTAGTAAAGGCGATAATGCCTGATGGCAAAGTAAAAGAAATTGAAGTAGGCTCTACAGGTGGAGAAAAGGTCGAAGTGAAGTGCCACGCATCAGATACTGCAAGTATGAAAGCACGTGGCGAAGCAGAAGTGAAAAGACGCACTTTTGATGGTTACGATGGCAGCATAACAACGTGGTTAATCCCTGAATGTAATCCAGGTGATACAGCAAGTATTCACGATGGCGATTACACCTACAAAGATGGTACTTATTTCGTGCGTTCAGTCACTACTGAATTTTCAGAGGGCGGAGGAAAGCGCAAAGTTGAATTAGGATATAGATTAAGCTAATATGG